AACATCCGGAATAATATACCCATACATTTTAATTGAAAATTCACTTCTAACTGATCTATCTTTTCCTTGATCTAATTGGGTAGCTATATTGAAACTATCAATTCTAGCTCTAAATTTAAATCTTGATGGATTACCCCAATATGAGTCAGATGCATAATTTATTGCCTCTACAATTTTATTTAACTGTTCAACATAGTAAGTTTGAACAATACAATCATAAGTTAATGTCACATAATCAGGAACAACATTTGCTACAAATTGTTTTGTTGGAATTGAGTTATTTAGTAAATTAAAATTACTATAGAAATTTTTAGTATTATAAGATTTTTGCCAAGAAGTATAAACACTAGGATAATTAGAATCTAATTTATTAGTTAAAGCTCTATTTTTTTCTATAGAATTTCTCTTAAACATAATAATAGGATTCATTATAGCTCCTTTTTTGTCTCTATAATATCCATCTTTTTGAGTTGATTTCCATCTTTCTGGTGAGCCATAAATTACAGGAACCGCAATTCTTTCTCCATTTTGTATAACAAAAGGTCTAATTACATTGTCAAAATAATACATTATAGATTCATCAATGTCTTTAATACTAACTACAAAGGGTTTTGTAGTGTCATCTTTAAAAGACATTTTAGTTGATCTATTAAAATCAACATTGGCCTCATTTGTAGGAGGAAATTGTGCTCCCTCACTAGCATCATTAGGATTACCCCTTTGTGCATCATAAGGAGTTATTAAATCGTTTGCAATTTCCTTTTGAGATTTTGGTATGGGTTTTCTATATCTTTTAGCCATTTATTCTTCCTTTCTCTAATTGTATTTTATCAACTGGAGTATAGTGGGTTTTACAAATAATTGATAAATCACTACCAAAATTACTTAATCCCGGGTTTATTGGATTAGGAGCAAAATCATAATCAGGATCTTTACCTACAAATAATTGGTTTCCTACTACATCATCTACTTCATAATACCCTCCATAGTAATAAATTATGTCTCCTACTTCGGGAACTAAGTCAGCTCCAAAGTAATCTCCTTGATCAAATTCTTCATTAAAGTCTAAGTTTCTTTGTAGTAAATCATCACGTAAGAATTTAAAATCAATTAATTGATTGTATTGTACACCAAAATCGTCATCTGGGTATTCTTGATCTGATCTTTGTATTAAACAACTTAATATAATGCCAGTATAATAATATTTAGCTCCAGCAGCTTCCCCATATAGGTTAACTTTAGTTTCACCTAATTTAAATTTATAATAAACACACTCTTGGGAAATAATGTCTCCCATTAGCTCTCTATTGAGATGCCTAAATAAACTTATATCTCTTTGACCACCGTATAACGCGCACATATTATCCTATAAAAATTGTATATGGAACTTTATTTAATTCTTTTTCTAAGTAATCACCTTCTTGTGATTTTCTTTCTAATAACTTATCTCTTGATGTTTCATCAAAGTAAGCTCTTAATTTTTCTCTTAATGCTTCTTTTTCAGATGTTGCTGCTGAAATTAAATCTGATTGATTTAAAGTAACATCTGCATCTGGGATTGGTATGGTTGAGTATTTACCCCTAACATATCCTAAAATTTCTTTTGCTATTGCTAAAGTCATTTCAAAAATCCAAGCTCTACCTATTGAATTTATTTTATTATAATTAGGATTAGTGAATGGGACTTCAGCTACATTTGTTACTTTTCCTGTTCCATTTTCATAAGGATTATTTCTTTCTGATTTTTTAATATATTGGAATATTAGTTTACTAACATTATCTTGTGGAATTGGAAATATTTTTAATCTATTATTTATTAATTCAAATGAGTAATTAGATCTTCGTATTTGATCATTAAATTCAATTGCTTGAATTGTTTGTAAATCATAATTAATAGGCATCATCATAAAATTAATAGCAGGTGACATTGAACCCCATCCAAAATTATCCATTAAATTTATCATTCCAGTTCCAGTTCCACCATAAGGATCGAAGTATCTTGTTATTGCAGGGGGAGCTTCATAAAATATTCTTTTTAATTCTATTGAGTCATTAGCTTGTAAATTTGCGTTAGATGCAGCCCAATCATTCATATTATACTCTTGCTGACCATTAATTAAATCTAATGAACCCGAGTACCAAGTCACATTTCCCCCAACACCTGCTTCAACACCATATTGCTCTGAAATTCTAACAACTGAGGCTAAATTTGGTGATATAAGTTGAATATTGGCATTTTCACTATTTGATGAGCCTTCTAATGATAGATAATTTTCTCTTACTTTATAAGCATATAATTCATTTCCATATATTGTTACAGCTTCCTCAAAAGCAGTATAAAATGAGCCAGATTGAAGTTCAACATCAGCCAGAGGCCAACCTAATCTTCTAGCGCAAAAATCAGCTACTTTATCAGCATCATTTTTAAAATCTAAGTCATTATCATAAAAGCCAAATGGGGTTTGACCTGCAGCAAAAGTTGATGTTCCTGTCCAAATAGGTATATTCATAATTGTTTAATTAAGTTGTTGCTATAAAATACTCAACCTTAGCACTACTACCTGAGGGTTCAACTGATACGGCCATTATATCATCATATGTAAATGTATTAGTTAAACTACCTGTAATATCACTTGTAGAAAGCATAAATGTCCCACCTGCGGCTATTGAAAAATTTAGTAACTCAGTGGAGGAGGATACTTTTAGGTTTAATGGGATTGTTGATGAGTAGTTTGAGATTCTACCATATTTAAAACTTCCAGTTTGGAATGTTCCCGCTCCAGGTAAATTACTATATTTAAAAATTGTTGTTTCACTCCCTGATGGAACTGTTACTATTCTATTGTCAATATTCTCAATATTTGGAATTGTAAGATTATAATCAGTTCCTCGCTCTGTGCCTTCAATCAATACACGTTCTCTTATTAAAAGGGTAAAATCAGCCATTAGTTTTGATTATAAATATTAAGAATTTTAATTAGAATAAAAAAAGACCTGACTTAAAAAGCCAGGCCTTAATTTAAATTATATCGATTAAAGATATTCTTATACTAGATCAACATTACTAACGAATACTCTACCATAGAATTCAGGTCGAATCATCTTCTTAGCATATCGAGTTAAGAGACCTTTTCTAGGAGTGAAGGTATCTGGATCGTATACTAGAGGAGTCATAATCAAAGGAATATATGGAGCAAATACAGCGCCTGTTTCAAGGAATTGATTTCCTCTATAACCCATCAATATAACATTTTCAGTCATATATGGATTTTTATAAACGTCGTATCGACTATTCATTTGGCCCATTTTCTGGATGCCGAATGCAAATTTACCTTTTGAAGCATCACCATCAGCGTTTGAAGCAAATCCTGGGATTGATTCAATGATAGTAGCAACTGAAGGAGAAATCATACAGAAATTAGCACCACCTCTAAGAGTCTTTTGGTGAATTTTGTTTGATACCTTTTGCATTTTAGTTCCTAAAGTTTGGAACCATTGTCCTTGTGAATTGAAGAAACCTAAGTCTGAGTATCCTGTTTTAGCAGCATTCAAAGCTTGGTTATTTTGTGCATTCCAGTACTCATCAGCAGCTGATGCATCTTGGATAAGCATATCAATAATTTCAAGGTCAATTTCCAATGAAATATACTCACTCATGATTGAAGTAAGCTCAGCCTCAGCATCTAGTGCTTGGTAAGCATTCAAATCTTGAGCAAATTCTGGTGTCCATTGTGCTTTTAACTTTTTAGTTTTAGCAACAATTGCTTCAGACTTCATTTTCACATCAATTTGTGGAATTGAAAGTGCAGTTGCGGATTGGGCATTTGGGAAACCAGCACCACTAGCATCTTCAAAGTCACCTCTGTAGTTATCTTCTGGTTGGAGATTATATAATACTACCATATCAGGAGTTAAATCACTCAATGAAGCTGAGCTTACTTGGTGGATAAAGGTAACAGTAGCACCACTAACAGAAGTATATTCTGGTAGTAGGGTAGATGTAGTT